TCACAATATGAACATCCATCCTTAGAAAACACAGTGAAATTCATGTTTGTTGTTAGCCTTAAATAATGATTTATAAAAATAAAAAAGGGAGGAAACCCTCCCTTTGTGTTACCACCAACACACTCCCCCCACCACAGGGGAGTATCTTTAGTCCCAAATCTACAAGGATGCTAAAGACTTTTCTATTATAAAGTATTTTTTGATACTTGTCAAGCTATAGTTCTGATTCTGCTGTATAGTAACCAGCAAAGTCAACACCATTACCATTTGATCCAGTATTTTTTTCTATGTTAAACGCATTTTTTCCAGTTGGATTTCTACTCCAACCTGAGTTATTAGAATTACCAGAGTTTATAGTTCCATCAGTTGCTTTACTACTATCATAATAGACTTTCATATTTGGATTTGCTCTTTTTCGTTTATTAAAAGCTTGACAATATCTTACTATATTTCCACTTGCTCGAAAAGAAAAACTTCCTTCTTCATAATATCTCATACAACGATCTTCTTCCTCTCCGAAGCTGCGGTGCTCGAACGAGGTTGCTGTGTCTCCAACTTCTAATTGAATACCAGTGATATAAAAATCATTAGAAGTACTATCAAAGACATTTACTTGACCTGTGGCTCTAGCAGTAGAGGAAAATCCTGTCCATGCACTTGGTAAAGTACTACCTGTATAGGATGTTCCAGCCATTAACCAAAAGAAAATTCTTAAACTTGCTCCATTATCATTACCGAAAGCACCTGTTGTATCACCTGGAAAAGTTAAAGTTATTTTTTGCCATGTATTAGCTGAACTGATTGTATAACTTTTTGAAACATGTCTGTCATTGTCATTATCATACAATTCAACAATATGAATACCTGTTTTTGGTGATTTTACATGAAAAGAAATTGTATATTGTTTAGCTTGTGCTGTTCCTTTGCAAAAAACCTGCACGTCATGTCCTTCCAATCTATGTTCTATAGCAACAAAATGCCCTGCACTTACAGTTCCACTCGCTGTTGTACAATCATATTTTAAACTGTTTGAAAAACCATATCCTGCTGGAACATCCGTGCTTTGTGAGGCAGTGTATCTCATATTTCCAGTTCCAGCTTGTCTATATCTGTCAGGAGCAAAATACCCTTCACCACTTGCTCCAACACTTGCAGCTGAGGTTGATCTTTGAAAAACTTGAAATCCTCCATTAATATTTATTCGTCTACTACTTAATTGTTCTCCTGCCACCGAAGTTAATTTTGCAGTGCAAGTTCCATCTGCAGCTGTTGTGATTGCATCACTGGTTGCACTATTGTGTCTGATTGCGTCTACTTTTAATGTGCTCATGGTTTTGGATATTTGCTCTTAATAGGATCAACAATGTCAGTTTTCCATTTATCGACACCGTGATGATAGATATAATCTAATTGTGTTTTCCAATCTGGATACTCTATTTCTCTTTTTCTCTGATAACTTTTACTATCATATTCAGATTGTAATCTTATTATTTCATTTTCTATCTCCAAGTCAGACGGAATACTACCATACTCTTCTTCAGACCACTGACTTATAACATCTGTTTCTTCATTCCAGCCAAATGATGCTGAAGGTCTTAAAGATGATATAGCATCAGCTTTGTTAAATTTATATTCCATTAGATTTCAACCTCCCATATAATTAAATGATGTTTAATAAACCTAATTCTAGCATGATTACTTCCTTCAGTGTATGCGTATCCTTTTAATCTCCAAGTTTGTGCGTTTGTATTACCTGCTGCATAATGTCCTTGAACCTCCGTGTTTGGAAGGTACAATCCTGTGTGCAAACTAGTTGCCAGTGGGTAATATTGATAATCTGTATTATCTATAGCACCTGTAGAAGAATTATTTAAAATCGCTACGACTCCATAAGCACCTTGAACTGGATAAGTTATGTTTGAATTAGTACCACCAGATAAACCCTGTATTATCATAGTACTAGTAGCTGATACTGGTGTGATTGTTATTGTGTTAAGATCACCGTATACTCTATAACCAGTAAGACCATATTGAGAACTTTGACCACTAGTAGTATTATTAACTGTTACCATCGTGGAATCATAACTTACTTTACATTGTAAAACTTTACCACCTACACCAGTAGCAAGTTTAGCTGCTGTAATTGAACCATCTGCAATAGTTGTGTCAGCAAATGAGAGTGCACCACTACCATTTGTAACCAAGGATTGTCCAGATGTCCCGTCGGCACCAGGTAATTTAAAGGTACGATTTGCCGCTGGGTTACTGTCAGGCACTGTGAGAGAGACACTATTACCTCCCGAATGTACTAATTTTATGTTACTCATAATTACGTTGGCTCCGTTGGGAAAATAACAGATGTCATATCTAAATCCCCATTACTATCTAGTTTAGGTGATGCAGACATAGGTAAATCTCTTAATGCTTGACGATATGTTTTCCAAGCATCAGTAAGACCTACATCAGCATTAGCTCTCCAATCGGTAGCAGCCAATCTTTTATTCCTTTCCTCTCTTAAAAGCTTTAACTCTTCTAAAGCTATTAACCTAGTTTGTTCTATAATTATTTCTGCATCTGTTGGTTGTGTTTCTTTTTCATCTCGCCAATCAATAGTTGTATCATCAATAATAACCCACGCTGCATTGGGTCGTAATGAATGAAGTGCCTGTCCTTTTGTAATTTTCATGCTGCTATCTCCGATAAAATCATACTGCTATACATTCTCCCAAATTCATAGCTATCTGTGTCTGTAGATGTTTTATTAATAAAATGTTCAGTGTAACCCTGATTACCATGACAATGTGCAACTTTATATTGAACAGAACTTGTAGTATTTGGTGAATCTAAATATTTTATATTTACTTGATATGTGCCAAATCCATTTGCTCCTGTTGTTCTATATCCACCAGTAACTCTTCTCCTACTTCCAGCAGCGTCACCTATCGCACCAGTGACAGCACTAAATCCTCCAGAACCGCCTATTTCCCTGTATAAAATTATTTGATTAAGTAAATTATTACTATTAGCTGTTGTATTCAAGTAAACATCTACTAATATTTTGTTTGATGCTGAGATTGGAGTTAGTATTGCTGAAGGTGCATTAGGAACATATATTGTATTGTTTATTCCAAAAGAACCTATACCATTAAAAGTATCTTGAACAACTTGAATGACAGCTCCACTACCCAACTTAGGTGATGTTGCTGCTTTTGAAGCAATTTTTGTAGTTGTAACTGAATTTGTTGCAAGAGTATCAGCATCGACAATTCCGTCTGGTAGACCTCCTACTGAGACTCCTGTTATTGATCCTGATCCGTTAATACTTACTGGCATTAGATTCTTTACTCCCTGATATTTATACGATAGTCAAGAAACTACCTGATGGTACAGTGACTGTGACGCCAGCTTTGATTGCTATTGGTCCTGCAGCCATTGCATTTTTGTCTGTAGATATAGTATAACTCACATCGACTGAATTGTCATTCTCAAAGAACACAGTGTTTGTTGATGCACCACCAACAGGAGCACCTGCAGGTAGTCCAGTTAAACCAGAACCATCACCAGTAATTGTTCCACCAGTGACATTGATACCTGCTCTTGCTGTAATTATTCCTATCGCATCTATATTTGTTACGTCTTCGTATGTTAATGTTCCTGCAATACCAACAGTTCCATTGAACTTGGCATCAGTTACAAAAGTTATTTCTCCTGTCGCACGATCTACATGAAAAGTTGTGCCAGTCGTGGTGATTCCAACAGTACCGATACCCGCCTGCGTTCCATCTAAGTGAAGAAGTAAGTCTCCATTAGAATTTGTTATTTTTATTTTTTCGTTGACTGATGCACTAGTAGGATCTGACTTTGCCTCAATACCATGAATTCTAAGGGTACTCATTCTTTTAGTATATCCTTTTAGTTATTTAGCCTGATACTTCCATAACAGTGAGAGTGCTGATTCCATAATAGTTACTAGTATTATAAAATTTATTAATTGTGAGTTGGGTGCCAGTACATGCACATTGAACTTTATATGTTGTTGCAGATGTTGTGGCTGGAGAGTCGAGTATTTTTATTACAGTCGTATCTTGGAAACTATGATCAAAATAAGCAAAACCATGTGCATTCCAATTCGCACCACTTGATGATGTTCCTGATGGTTGTTCTATAAATGTACTACCCCTCAATATTCTAAAGAAATTTACTGCATTATTATTACTATTATAAATTTGAGCCTCAATCAATATTTTACTATCAGACCTAGTAGGAGTTATATCAACACTCAAACCAGTTAAATCAACATAACCACCACTAGATACAGTTGATCCTGTAGTAAATTGATCTTTTTTGATTACTTGTTTTACTTGAATTATACCACCTGCACTACCAGAAGGAAGTCCATCTCTTGGAATGATTCGATTGGTTCTTAATTCTGACATTATGCTGAGACCTCCATCATAACAATTTGACTGTATATATGATAACCTGTATTATCACCTATGCCACCTACTCCAACTAAAGTATTTCCATTTCCAGCTATCCATAATTCATAAGTTATTGCTGAAGTAGTTGCAGGTGAATCCCACCATTGAACAGTCATAGGCATTTGATTATTTTGACCACCACCAGCACCACTATAAGCACCCATTGTTGCACCATCTGGAGAATTTACATCTCCATGACCAGTGCTACCTAATGGACTATTTGCTAAATATGTACCTCCAACTTTTCTACGAATAATAGCTGCTAACGTTGCCGCTCCAGAGTCCCAAGTAGCACTTGTTGTTACTGTGACTAAAACTTTGCTTGTGTTAATTTTTGGAGTGATGGTTCCAGATAATCCTGATGCGACATATGCATTAGAGCTAGTCTGGGAACGAGTCGTCATTGAACCTTGAGTAACTTGAATTACACCACCTCCACCACCAGAGGGAACACCACTCGTTGGTATTATTTTATCGACTCTTAATTCTGATGCCATAGTTATGAGGGTTCAGTTGGCCAAGTGAAGGATGAAAAATCTAATTCATAATTAGAATTTAGTTTTGGTGATGCACTTGCAGGTAAATCACGAAGTGCCTGACGATAATTTATCCAATCATCAGAAGGTGTTTGATCTGGTAATACTCTCCAATCTGTCTGTGCAATCTTTTTATCTCTTTCAATACGCAATAATCTCATTGGTTCTGCTGCATCAAGTTCTGCAATCTTATCAAATATTTCTTGTTTTGTTGGTTGTTGCCCACTATCTAACCATTCCAGACCAGAGTAATCATTCCCACGAAGAGTCCACTGTGCTCCTGGTTTTAATGCTTGTAGCGCTTGTCCGATTCCGTATTTCATAATCTTATTTATCCTAGAAAATACATCATTATATGTGATTGATTTATAAAACTGCAAGAGGAACTCGACCATTCACCACCAAAAGTTACAAGGTCTCCTGCGTTAAGTTGAATTATATCCGTACCTTCCCATCTTTGATATCCTGCTGGCTTTTCCTGCCATCCAAATTTACCAATTCTACTACCATTTACATAATATTCACAACTCGTATAAGATTGAGCAGCAGCACTGCCATTTGTTGACATATTTTGATTCCAATAATAAAGACCTGTTAGTGGAGCGGTAAATACCGAAGTGCTTGTATTAAAACAATTACCTATATTAAATTTTACATTTGTAAAATAATTACCATTAAGTCCACTAGAGTGATTCCATAAACGTACTCCATTCCCCTGTAATGATCTGGTATCATCTAAAGTAACTCGGAATCCAGGTTGATTTCCGTTAAAATTTCCAGTAAGATTTATGTTCGCTGTATTTAATGTTCCCATAACTCTCCTATACTACACGATAACCCACGCACCGTCAAGTGTCATGGTTGAACCTAATGTAATTGGTCCTGCATTCAGTGCGTTTCGACCAGTTCCAATATAATATCCGTTTGGATTATCTAATCTTGCGTTAAAGATAAGCGAACCATCACCGATGTAGATACCTCTAAATGAATTTGCAGCACCAACAGTTTCATAATTATCAACAGTCGTTGTATTAATACCAAGATTCTTTGTGGTTGTAATACCAGTTGAACCAAAATTAAATTCACTACCTGAAGGAAGACCTGTTAATCCTGAACCATCACCAGTGATAATACCTGTGATAACAGCACCACTTGCATTTGCTTGTACCTTTACAGACCCACC